AATGTGAAGAACATAAACAACGTTGCGGCGGCAACACCTGGCGCATCGGGCGGCATCTTAATCTCGGGCTCAAACTCTGGCACAACTACTTTAGCTGCTTTGACCGTAACGGGCAATATGACCATTAGCGATGGGCTTCTTGTTTCTCGCTCGACATTAAACAGTTCCGCGATCACAGCAACGGGAAATGGAACCGGATCGGGCGCGGTGTTTACAAGCGGCAGCGGCGCTGGCACTTCTACGAATGGTATCCAGGTCACTTCTGTGTCTAGTGGTGCTTCGGCTGGTATGACTATCACAGGAGCATCAACCACTTCCGGCGCCGGTCTACTTGTTACAGGTGGGTCCGGTGGCGGCACTGGCGCTCAATTTACCGGAGGCGCAGCGGGAGTTGGTATGGGGATCAATGGTGGAACAAATGGTGACGGTATTCATATCAACGGTAATGGCACAGGTCACGGCGCTGTAGTCGCTAGTGGTGGCGGACTTACTGGTGATGGTATTCATTTTCTTGCGAACAGTACAAATGGTAATGGTTTAATAGTAACTGGCAAAGGCACTGGCTCAGGCGCCGTATTTACAAGCGGATCTGGCGCTACAGGTGACGGTGTTCAGATGACCGCAGCTAGTACTAATGGCAACGGCCTAAATGTGTTGGGCACTGGAACCGGTAATGGCCTATTCGCTACTGGCGGCAACGGTGCTAACGGCGACGGCATTCATGCGGTCGGAGGAACAACTTCCGGCTCTGGGATGAGGCTGATCGGCGGGTCATCCAATGGCGACGGATTGACATTAACTCATGCAGGCACTGGTTTAGACCTGGATGCACAAACGACAAATGCCCTACAAGTTAACATGACTAAAATACTAGGCACAACATCGGCTGGGGCTGCCGGTTATGTCGGGCTTGATTGGGGGAATATCAATGCGCCGACAACGACAGTCAATCTCTCCGGGACCACGATCAATGGCCTCGACACCGCGCCGCCGACCGCAGCCGCCATCGCCACGGCGGTGTGGCAGGACGCGACTGCGGGTGATTTCACGGTAGCCAGTAGCATCGGCAAGAGCCTCTATACTTCAGGCGTTGTTCCTGGTGCGGCAGGCGGCTTCTTCATCGCCGGCTCGAACGCGACCACAACAGTCAATTTCACTGGGAACCTGTCTGGCTCGGTCGGGTCAGTGACGGGTGCCGTGGGATCGGTGACGGGCAACGTCGGTGGCAATGTCGTCGGCTCGGTGGCCTCTGTGACAGCGCGCGTTACAGCCAATACGGATCAACTCGCTGGTCAGACCGTAACAGCGGCGGCCGGGGTAACCTTCCCGGGTTCGGTGGCCAGCCCGACCAACATCACCGCCGGGACGATCACCACTGTCAGCGGCAACGTCAACGGCTCAGTCGGATCGGTCACCGGCGCTGTCGGCAGCGTCACCGGGAATGTCGGGGGCAATATCACGGGCTCCATTGGCTCTCTCGCCACCCAGGCCAAGACCGATGTCGAAAATGCCGCATGGGATGCCGTACTGGCGAACCACCTGACGTCAGGGTCCACCGGTTACGCGCTGAACGCGGCCGGGGCGGCTGGTGATCCGTGGTCAACCGCGATCCCAGGCGCTTACGCGGCGGGCACGGCGGGCTACCTGGTCGGCAACAAATTCGGTCTGACGATCAACGGTAGCGGCGCGGTGTCGGTGGATGGCACAAGCCCGATGGCTGAAGTCTATCCCGCCAAAGGCGCGGGTCTGACGCTCGCCAGCGCGCTCTACAGCATTAACCAGATACCCGCGGCGAGTTCGATCCCGGACGGCACCACGACCCGAACCACCTATCGCCGCGACGGAGTGACGGTCGCCATGACTTTCGCGCTGGATAACCCAACCGCGCCAACGAAGATCACGCAGTCGTCGTAATGTCCGTCGCGACCCTCATTACCAACGGTCTCGGGTCATTCGGTTCGGTGCCGCTCCTGCTGCTGGATGGCCTCGGTGCATTTGGCGGTCCAACCGCGGCGGGCGGCATCGATTGGGAGAACTGGGCCAAGCCGCCCGAGGGCTACCGTCGAGTTTTGGATACCAGCGGTGTGGACCCCGCGGTTCAGGAGCAAGCCCGGCTTGACGCGCTGCGCCGTGAAATCGGCATCATCAAAGACCCAGAGCCAGTCGCAGAGCCGCCAGCCAGTCCAGAGATGGCCAGGGTTGCCGCCCGGCGCGTGTTGGATGATCTCGAGCGTGTCGCCCGCGAAAGGGAGCAGGCCGAAGTTGCCGCCGCCGCCGACGCTGCCAGGTTGGAAGCCGCCGCGGCAGAGGTTCAGCGCCTCGAAGCGATCGAGCGAGACGCAGAGGAGGCGCTGTTGCTTATGGCGGCGGCCATCTGAGACTTGACGCAACCGAATCCATATGCCTACTTTCCGCTCATAGCTGACCGGGAAGCATCTGCCCGGGTGACGGAATCCAAATCGACATAGGATATCTGCCGCCCATGGCTGCCTTGGACATCATCACGAGTCCCCAAATTCCGCTTTCAGCGACCTCGGATCAACCCGTGCTTGATGCTCCGCGCCCCCCTGAGTCCGCGTCGAACGACGCGACTGATCAACAGGCCGGAACTCCCAAGGAAATCACCGCCGCTGAGCTTGCGGTCGCCGAAGCGCAACGTAAGGGTGTCCTGGAAACGCCTGCCGACGACGCTGAAGGGGAGCCCTCCGCGAAACCGCGGGCGATGAAAAAGGTCGATGCGGACGACCCTCTCATCGCCGATCTCCCCGCCAACAGTCCCGACTGGTATCGTCGCGAGGTTGCTTCTATCCGGCGGACCGAGCGCGCCAAGACTGAGGCAGCGTTCGCCGCCGCGAAAGCCGAGGTTGGAGACGCGGCGTGGGACGCGGCGCTGGAAGCCACACGAGACAAGGTGGTCGCCGCTGCGAAAGCCGAGTCCGCCAAGGCTCTTAAAGAGGCCCGCGAGGCCCGTGATGCGATTGCTGCCCGCGAGGCCGAGCTGACCGAACTGAGGGCGAAAGTCCCCACGGTCGAGGAACCGAAGCCGACCGAAGATCCTCGGCCGGCACGGCACGACTTCGATGATCCGGACGTCTACGACGACGCCGTTGTCGAGTGGGGCAAACGTGAAGGTGTGCGTGCGGCCGAACAGCAAGCCGCCGAACGAAAGGCCGCCGAAGACGCTACCGAGCGGCAACGCCTGGCCGATGAGGCCAAGGTTCAGAACGACGCCGAGGTGCTGCGCATCAACGAGGCCTGGGCGACGAAGAAAGAAGCCGCCATCGAAAAATATCCCGATTACGTCGATGTAGCGGAAGCATCGCCGGATGACGGCGGCCCGCTTATCACCGAAATCATGGCCGCCGCCATTGTGCAGGCCGATAACGGTACGGACGTCGCCTATTACCTGGGTAACAACCCAGAGGAATCGGCGCGGATCGCGAACATCAAGAATATCCCACTTCAGTTGTTCGAACTTGGACGGATCGCTGAGCGTTTGGCCGCTCCACAACGCCGCGCCGCCCCCCGGCCGAAGCCGATTGAACCGGTCGATACCAGCCGTTCCGTGGATCAGTCGGACGAAGAGCCGGACATGGAATCCTATGCAAAGCAGCGTAATTCCGCGCTGGCACGGGAACGCCGACCGTTCTTCCCGGCCGGTCAGATTCACTAATCCGACCCACCGGCCACGGCCGGGCGCCTAACCTTACCGCCATGCGCGGGTGACTACTGGACTAACCTCACCGGCCACGGCCGGGACACGTACCGAGCGTCATCTCGGGACCGAACTATCCCTCATGAAACACTGATAGTCGCCCTGTCCCGGGCGCGAAGGAGTTCACCGTGGCCACCGATTCGCTTCTGACGCCCAGCCTGATCACCAAGGAGACGTTGGTTATATTGACCAACAATCTGGTGGCCGCCGGGAAGGTCAATCGGCAGTTCGAAAACCAGTTCGTGAAAATCGGCACCACCCTGACGGTGCGCAAGCCGAACCGCTTCACCGTCACGCTCGGCCCGGCGCTTCAGATCCAGGATATCACCGAGCCTTCGACGTCGATCACCATTTCGACTCAGGCACACGTCGATTTCCAGTTCTCGTCGCAGGAACTGACGCTGACCATCGAGGAATACAGCGAGCGGTATTGCAAGCCAGCGGCGGAAACTCTGGCAAACACCATCGATACGTCCTGCCTCGCGCTGTTCAATCAGTTCTCCAACGAGGTTGGCACGCCGGGCTCACCACCGGCCAACTTCCAGGCTCTTGCCAACGTCGGGCAGCGGCTCGACGAGAACGCGGCACCGCAGGATGGCCGCGTGTTGATCCTGAACCCGCAGGCTTACTGGTCCATGGCGAACGGCGTATCGAACCTGTTCACCCGTTCGGTGGCCGAGCCGGCGCTGAAGGGCTTCCTGGCCGCGATCGCCAACTTCGAAATCTATCTGGACCAGAACGTCCAGGCGCAGACCGTCGGCAACTGGGGCGGCACGCCACTGGTCAACGGCGCGAACCAAACCGGATCGACGCTGATCACCAACGGCTGGACCGCCTCCCGCCCTGGGCTTCTGAACGTCGGCGACGTCTTCACCATCAATGGTGTGTATGCGGTGAACCCGCAGAATCGCCTGTCTACCGGATCGCTGAAGCAGTTCACGCTCACCTCGATCGCCGTCTCAGACAGTGGTGGAAACTCGACGCTGAACATTTCCCCGGCGATCACCACGACCGGCGCTTACCAGAACGTCAGCAACGCGCCGGCCAATCTGTCGCCGATCAGCGTAGTGGGGACCGCGAACACTTCGTACTTCCAGAACATCGGGTTCTGCCGCGATGCCATTGGCCTGGTCTGCGTGCCCATGGAACTGCCTGGCGGCGTCGACTTCGCCGCTCGTCAGATGTTCCGCAACATCTCGATGCGCGTGGTTCGCGCCTATGACATCTGGAACGACGTGACACCTTGCCGGATCGATGTCCTGTATGGCGTCTCTGCGTTTTATGACTCCTTGCTGGTTCGGCTGACCAACTAAGGGGGCGGACGATGAACCGCGCGCAACGCCGCTTCGAACAGCGTCTCCGTTATTCGACGGGGGGATTTGTCAGTGAACTACGTAAGCGGCGCGATCAGGCCGCCTACGCGGAGGCGTTGCGCGCGCAGATGCAGGAAGAAGCCAACGGTCGCCCGATCCCGGGCGATGTGTTGGAGCGGATGACGAAGGAAAAGCCCGAGGACGAGCTTTGGCAGATCATGGTCCATGACCGTGCCGCCAATGTGATGGTTCCGATGGGACCAATGATGTCCAAGGACGCCTGCGGCATCAGCGTTGAGGCGATCAACCGGCAAATCGCTTCAGGCCAACGCCGGGACTGGACCAAGGCGGAAGCCTACCCGATGACGCCGATTTACTCTCAAGGAGCGAACTGAAATGTCTGGCAGCGTATCAGGCGGCAACGAGCCTTCGACCTCTGGTATCGTCACTACGACGAGCAATCCCCGTCAGCTTTCCGATGGCAACGGCCTGACCAGTGGACCGGGAACCGTCATGGGGCAGGGGCCGACCGATAAGGTTGGTTTCTTTACCGCGACCGGCCCAGGCGTGGTTCAGCCAGGCACGGCGGGCAATATGTTCGCGACCGTCGCGGACGTGACCATCTATGGTCTGTCCATCACCCCCGCCTCCGTCGCCGCGAACACGGCGGCCGAGCAGTCGATCACCGTGACCGGCGTTCTGGCGACCGACATGGTGGCAATGGTCAAACCGACAACGCAGGCCGGTCTCATCGTCGGCACCGCGCGTGTGTCGGCGGCGAATACGGTCTATCTGACCATGGGGAACGTTACCGGTTCCGCGATCACCCCGACCGCGGCGCAGACCTGGGCGATCATCACGGTCGGCGCTGCTTTGCAGACGACGGCGGTGCTGTCACCGGTCTCGGTGGCGTCCAACACGGTGTCCGAGCAGTATTTCACCGTGGCTGGCGTTTCTCCCGGTCAGGCGGTCATCGTCAACAAGCCGACCGCGCAGGCTGGCCTGATCATCACCAACGCCCGCGCTTCCTCGGCGAATACCGTGGCGATCCAGTTCTCGAACCTGACTGGTTCGGCGATCACCCCGACGGCCAGTGAGACCTATACCTTCGCCTCGGCGAGTGGATTCCAGCCGGCCCCTGTCATGGATGTGTTTACCCAGACCCTGACCCCGGTTTCGGTCGCGGCGAACACCTCGGCGGAACAGACTTTCACTGTTACCGGCCTGATCTCGGGCGGCACTGTTGTCGTGACCAAGCCATCGGTAACCGGTGGACTCATGCTCGCGGGCGCCCGTATCTCGGCGGCGAATACCCTGGCGTTGAATTTCGCCAACAACACCGCCGCCGCGATCACGCCACCAGTGGAGACTTACCAGATCGCTTACTTCACCACGCAGGCGGGTGGAACCACCGGGACCACCACCATCCTGCCGTCGGTGAAGGGCAACGACACCGCGGCGTTGACCACCCTGGGCTTGATTTCCGGCACCTGATCTTTGACATAAGGCGGTGGGAGGTTGTAACGGCCTTCCATCGCCCGAATGTCAATGAAGGGAATTGCCTTGCGCCCCGTATTCGCTATTCCGTGTGTTTCGCACACTCTCTCGGTCGAGTTTTTCTATAGCTATCAGGCGTCCAGCCAGCTTTTGCAGAGGGCCGGCATCACTCACGGCTGCATCAACGTCAATGGCGATTGCTATCTCGCCAGCGCCAGGAACCGGTTGGTCCATAAATTCCTGACCGAGTTCCCTGACGGCACCGATCTGTTTTTTCTGGATGACGATATCGGCTGGTCGGACGCCGAAGCCCCGCTTCGGCTGTTGCAGGATGACGTCGATGTGGTCGCCGGCGTCTATCCCAAGAAGCAAGAGAAGCTCGAATTTCCCGTCGTGATGGACGAAAGCCTTGGGCATCTCATTCAAAGCCCGAGCGGCCTGTTCAAGGCGCTGCGGGTGCCGACCGGGTTCCTTCGCATCAAGCGCCACGTCCTGGAAAAGATGGCGGCTGTCAGTCCTACCTATACCCAGGCGTTGCCTGAGGGTGGATCAGTCATTATCGCCGAAATCTTTCAGATGGGCGTCAAGGGCGGCTTATGGTGGGGCGAGGATTTCGACTGGTGCAACAAATGGGTGGCGATGGGTGGCGAAATATGGGTCGATCCCACCATCGAGTTCACACATTCCGGTCGCAAGCAATGGAAAGGTCGGCTCTGGGATAGCGCCATGCCGGTACAGCAGCAGGCAGCGGCGGAGTGAACGACATGGCCAGTTCAAACGTTCGTTGAGGGCTACACACCAACAGGAGCACATCATGGACGAGAACGAAAAGATCGAACCGACCGAGATTGAAGACCACGAGGCCTCGAACACCACCGATGCCGCGTCGATCTACGCCGACGTGAATAAGGAACAGCAGACCGCGGAAGTGCGAGAGATGCAGAAGGAAGCGTATCAGCAGCAAACTTACGACTCCGCGGCGCCAGGTCAGGTGCCCCAGGTGCCAGGTCAGGTGCCCCACAGGGTGCTTACGTCGTCTCTCGACGGCGAAGGCAACCCTCTGCCGGTTGAATTGCCGGACGCGGTCGCGCGCCATCAGCCGCCCGCTGAAGCCCCCGTCCGTGAGTTCGCCGACCACATGGATCGCGCGCAACAGGCCGTCAAAGACTGGGTGCGCAAGGAACTCGGCCTGCTCGTGCAGGGCAAGTCACACGACGAGCGTGTCTCGGAGAACCCGTAACTCTGGAGAGCGACATGAAGAAGGCGCCGGCCAAACCGACGACACCGAGCACGAAGGCGCGTCCGGCGCCCGCTCCAGCGCCCGGCCATATGATGGCCGAGGATATGAAGTGGAAGGCGCAGGACGCGCTGCACACCCTGAAACGGGCGCATGAGATCAAGAACGATCCAGCGCTGATGCACCACGTCAAGCAGCACGCGAAGCAGGAGCGGGATACGTTGGCGAAAGTGATACGGAGGAAGACTTGATCGAACAGCATCGCGAAATGCTCGTGCCAGGCCAGGGGATCGTGCGGGATCGCGGCCCGACCAAGGAATACAGCGAGTTCCCGAAGCACATGACGCACCCTGGCTTTCAACCAGGAACCGGCGACAAGGAACACAAGGTTATGGACGAGAACGGCAATCCGACCGGGCGTGTCTATTACAGCGGTGGAAGGTCGATCCGTTTTCCTCCGGTGTTGGTGCATACGGAAGCCCAGGAAGAATACCATGCGTCGCAAGGGTATGTGACCATCGGCAAGTCGGATGCCGCCGCGTTCGCGCGAGCCGTTGCTACCGCCGTCCCCGTGCCGGAAGAACACAAGCCGATCGAATACCCGAAGTGGTCGCACGGCAAGATGGTCAACAACGCCGACGAGGAGGCCGAGCATCTCCGCGATCTGGGCATCGATGCGCTGGGCCGCCCGTTGGCGAGTTCTGAACCGCCGGGCGACCCTGTCGTCAATGCCGAGGCGAACACGCTGGAAGTGTGGCCAGCGGTCTCCGGCGCGGCTGCCCAGCCGCCGGTGGCCACTGAAGAAGAGGAAATCGCCGCGCTTGAGGCAAGGCTGGCCGCGCTTAAAGCGGCTCGTGCGCCAATTGTGAGCATGAACCAAACAACTGAACCGATCGTCATGAAACAGCCCGCGCTGCAAGCGTCAGCCCCGACCGATGTGATCGAGCAAATCACCCAGGCAGCCGCCAAACTGGCCGTCGAAATGAACACGGCGGACAAAGACGCCCTCCGCGCCGAGCGGGCGGCGAAGATCAAAGAGGGAAAGGAACGGGCGAAGGCAGCCAGAGAAACGGCGGCATGATGCCCAACGATCTAACCCTCACAGTCGATGAATACATCCGCCTTTATGTGACACCGCGGGCGGCCGAACTCAAAGCGCGCGACTCATTCTATTACCAGATGTGGTCTGAATCCGGCGATTGGGATGACGTGCAATACGAGGTCATCCCAGCCTCAGAGGTCTGGCTCTGACCCGCTACCAATTCGGCTGACTTCTCGCTAAACTGACCCCAGCGAACCGAGGCGCGGCTGCTCGGGCGATCCACACTCACTCGGACACGCCCCATGGCTACCGCTGGTGACATCGTTCAGGACGCGTTTGAATTGCTCGGGGTCTACGGCCCAGGTGATACGGTCACTGCCGCCGATTCATCCCGCGCACTGTCCGTGCTGAATGACATGATGGATGTCTGGTCCAACGAAAGCCTTGCTTGCTTCGATTGGGTGACGCAGACCTTCACGTTGGTTCCGAACAAGTATCAGTACACCGTCGGCGGGCCCGGCGCGGACATCACCGGCACTCGTCCACTTCGCGTGAGCAACGCCCCTGGCGCGGCTTACCTACTGGACGACAACCTGAACAAATACGGTATCGACGTCCTCGACCAGTTGATGTGGAATCTGGTCACCACGGCGGTCGCGAACTCGGACCTTCCCAACAATCTGTTCTACGACCCGCAATATCCCCTTGGGGTCATCAATATCTGGCCGACACCGACCACTGGTTACGTGTGTAACTTCCTGTCCTATGCCCAACTCGGCGATTTCTCGACGCTCGAAAGCACCTTCAGCCTGCCGCCCGGTTACAAGCGGGCGATCACCACGAACCTGTGCCTGTCGCTGAAGCCGTACTTCACCAGCGCGCAGATCGACCCGCTGATCGTCAAAGAAGCGATGGAGACGAAGGGGACGATCAAGCGGAACAATATGCGGCCGCAAATCGCGGTTTTCGATCCGGAACTCATCTCGCGAGGAAATTCTACCTACAAC